CCTCTTTTTTTATGCTCGTAGGTGCCATCATCGAGAGTTTCGTTTCCGTGTGGCTCACACTTCAACTCTCGTTAAAACTTTTCAACTCTTATACGATTTTGACTAAACAAATCGTATAAAACTTAATATATATACAGTCAATAACAAGCAAAGGTAAGTCTATATAAATCCTTCCGTGTAGAAGTGGGTAAGAACCACCGGCGATAAGTATAGGTAGAAGTAAGCAATCACAAGACATAGAAAGCAATAGAAAGCAATAGAAAGCAAAAGACATACATAAGCAGTTACTATAAGAGATACTCGACAAATGTCTGGCAATGTTCAAACCTAACAACCAGCCCCGAAGATTAAATTATAGAAGTACAGCCACGAAGGTACTTTATATCAAGACAAAGATATAGACCCTGGGACTATAGAGCCGACCAATGCTCTCTTATAGGTGGAATAGTAGCTCGTTTGATAAATCTAAATGATGAACTCAAACAAATCCCAATCATAGTGATGATATACACTTCGGGATAAAGGTATTGGTATGTTTAATCCTTAGATAATCTAGCTATCTTAATCTTCACCTTGTTCTTGTCGTAAAAGTCTCTGTTGCGTTTTTTATCACACTCTTTACAATAAGGTCTCAAACCATCGCTATTGCGATTCTGACCATAGAAGTCGCTCAACGACTTCGTATCTAAACATCGTTTACATACTTTCATAATAATCTTTTTACAAAGATAGTAAACTTTTTGATAAAAACAAAATATAAACTGTATACTTTTGATTTGATGTCTATATATGTTGATTGCTTTTAACTTAGACCTTAAAACCCAGCTCTTCAGACAGGCTGGGTTTTTTGTTTATAAACAAACAGTCATCAACTCTATATAATAGATACAAGAATATAACAAACCCGTAAATGAGAGGTAAAACATTTGATAGAGAACTTTTAGTCAGTAAGATAGCAATGATGCGTATCGAAGGTAAGTCTACACATTTTATTATGGAGTTCCTAAGAGAAGATATAAAGATGGGTCAGACAACAGCTTATGAAGTGCTAAGAGAAGCACAAGACTACATTGTTAAGATGACCAATCAAGACTTAGAGAAAGCTTACTCAGAAGCTATTCAACAGATTGAACGTAAGATGGATTCAGTCAGTGATAAAAAAACTTGGCTACAATATAGAGCTGAGTTAAACAAACTACAAGGTCTTTATGCTGCTCAGAAGATAGAGCATTCAGGTCAAGTCGGCTTTAGTGGCATCGACATACAAATAATCACAAACGATGATAAAGGTTCAACCCAAAGTAGTGAAGAAAAAGTATCTGAGTAACAAAGACTTATACTGTGAACTTATTGTAAGCAAAGCAAAAGGCAAGTTGACTAGACAAGCCGAGACGATGCTTATCTTACTTGCTAAGAACGTGATTAAGAAAATGTACTATAAAGATTCTGATGATAAACTTGATTGCCTACAAACTGCTTACTTATCTGTGTTTCAAAATTGGTATAATTTTGATGAGAATAAATCTGACAATGCCTTTTCGTACTTTACAGAAATCATTAAACGCGGTCTAGCTCAAGGATGGAACAAGATGTACAAGCTCAAGGGTGACCCAGACGCAGTAGTAATCAGTCTTACTGGCTACACTTCTGATGGTGAACAATATGAACGATTCTAAAAAATAAAATAAAACAATGAGTAAAACAAAATTAATGTTAGGTGATAATATGGAATCACTTAAAAAACTACCAGACAATAGTGTAGATTCTATTGTGTCTGACCCACCATATGGCTTGTCTTTTATGGGTAAGAAATGGGATTATGATGTGCCTTCAGTAGAGTTCTGGAAAGAAGTGTATAGAGTTCTTAAACCAGGCGGTCATGTATTATCTTTTGGTGGAACAAGAACATATCACAGAATGGTTGTGAATATAGAAGATGCTGGCTTTGAGATTAGAGACCAGATTATGTGGTTATATGGAAGTGGATTTCCAAAATCGCATAATATATCAAAGGCTATTGATTCTACTATTAAAACTGGTAAATCAAATCCTAAGGCAATCAATCAAAGTGAGATGAGTAAAACTGATGGTGAAGTAGTAGATGTTATACAACCTAATAACGGCATACTTGGTGATAAGAAATTAGTAACAAAGAATGTTGGTGCTTCTCTTGAGACAGAACAAGCACAACAATGGGAAGGTTGGGGAACTGCGATGAAGCCCGCACAAGAAATTATAACCGTAGCACAGAAGCCAGAGGATTTAGAGGGAACGGCGTTAAACTTAATATATATCATAAAAAAGGAAATATGGAAATTATATGTGAATGTTGTGGAACAGAGTTCCGAGTTAAACCAAGTAGAGCAAAAAGAGGTGTTAGATACTGCTCAATGTCTTGTAGAGAAAAACACCAATATACAGGACGCTTTACAAGGGCTGATGGATATGTCGCAATTAAGATTGATGGAAAATATGAATTGGAACATCGTGTTATTATGGCACACCATATTGGAAGACCTCTTACAAAAGATGAGCAGATACACCACATCAACGAAATCAAATCTGATAATAGACTTGAAAACCTTAAAATCGTTGGAGTGGCAGAACATATTAGAGAACATCACCCAAGTCAAAAACAACCAGACAGATGGATTGAATGTGAATGCCTTAACTGCGGTAGTTCTTTTCAACGCCTTAAACTTGAAGTTGAAAGACATCCAACAACATTCTGTGGAAGACAATGTTATATACAAGGAAGACAAAATGGATTGTCTAAATGAACCTATCTGTGTTGCTCGTAAGCCTTTAAGTGAAAAGTCAGTTGCTGAAAATGTTCTAAAGTGGGGAACTGGTGGTATCAATATAGATGGTTGTAGAGTTGGAACAGAAACTATATCAGTCCATAATGCGCCAAAAGGAACATTTGCTGGCGGTGAAGAAGATAGAGGTAGTGATACTAATTCATATAGAGAACATGAAGGCAGATTTCCAGCCAACATCATATTAGATGAGATTGCTGGTGAGTTACTTGATGAACAAAGTGGTAATCTAAAATCAACTGGCGCTATTAGAAAGAAAGACACAGATACAGACCCATCAAATATAGATAGAAAACACAAAACAGGTGAGAATTCAAATCCTTATGCGGGTCAAAGTGGTGGTGCCTCACGCTTTTTCTACCAAGCAAAAGTAAGTAAGGCTGAAAGAAATATGGCCTTAGATGAGTTCGATGCTAAATTACAAGCAGGTGCTGAGTTTAGACCTAATCATATGGAAAAAGCATTAAAAGGCGAAGATGGTAATCCTTATGGTAGATATACACCTACAAAGAATAATCATCCTACGGTTAAACCAGTATCACTAATGGCTTATCTATGTCGTTTAGTAACACCACCTAATGGAATTGTATTAGACCCGTTTATGGGTTCAGGTTCAACAGGTATAGCAGCAAGACTTGAAGGCTTTAAGTTCTTAGGTATGGAAATGGATAAAGATTACTTTAAGATTGCTGAAGCAAGAATAGAAAACTACGAAGAATATAGAAAGTTCATAAAATGAGACTACAAATAAAAGGTAACAGACTTCTTAATGAGATGCTTCAAACAGACAAGAGATTCATTCTGAATGTAGGTGGTTCACGTTCTGGTAAGACCTATTCAATCTTACAGTACTTGCTTGTATATTGTCTCAAGAATCAAGATAAGACCGTTACAATCGCTCGTAAGACTTTTCCTTCTTTAAGATTAGGTGCTATGCGTGAGTTTATTCAGATGCTTAAAGACTATGAGATTTACAAAGAAGAAGACCATAACAAAACAAACAACTTCTATAATCTTAACTCAAACACCGTTCAGTTTATAAGTATAGACCAGTCAATCAAACTAAGAGGTCTTAAACACGATGTTATTTTCATAGATGAGGTTAATGAGATTAGTAAAGAAGAAGCAGACCAGTTGTTTATGCGTACAACAGAAAGAATCATAATGGCACAGAATCCGTCGGATGCTTTACACTTCTCACTTAAACTGATGGCAAGTCCTGATTGCCTTTACCTACACTCAACCTACAAAGATAATCCTTTCTTAGAACAAACAATCGTTAGACAAATTGAATCTTACAAAGATACTGATGAAGACCAATGGCTTGTATATGGTTTAGGTTTACCTTCAAAAAACAATGAACTTGTTTATACACAATATGAGTTCTGGTCTTCTGATGATGATTTGTACGAGATAGATGAAGAAGGTAAAAGACACGCTAAGTTCGAAGATGTTGTGATAGGTTGTGACTGGGGTTATCAACATCCTTCAGCTGTAGTAAAAGTATGGATAGATTCAAACTACAAACGTATCTGGGTTAAAGAACTTGTACACGAATCTTACCTTACAACAGATGACTTGATTCAAAAGATGAAGCAGTCAGAGATACCTGATGGTATAAAACTCTTTGGTGATTCTGCTGAACCTAAAACGATTGAGTCAGTAAGAAGAGCAGGCTTTGATATAGTTAGTGCGATGAAAGAAGTAAGAGAAGGTATAGATTGTGTAAAGTCTTACAAGATGTTTATACACTCATCATCTGTAAAACTACAAGATGAATTAAGAAGATACAAGTGGCGCATGCGTAACGAGATGAAGACAGATGAACCTATCAAGTTGTTTGATGATGGTTTGTGTGCTTTAAGATACGCCTTATACACTTGGACTTACAAGACTAAAAGAACAAACGACTATGAGTTTGATATAAGCTTTATAGATTATTAAAATAAAAAAGACTA